GCCGCCGCCACAAACCTCGCTTACTATGTCGCTCGCAAAGACGCAGACGCCACCCCATTCGCCGAGCAGATCGATTTCAGCGCTATCAACATTGGTGCGCTCGCTACAGATTTCTTATCAACCGAGCTGTTTGACATGGTCACGGTCAAGCGCCAAACTTACGACGGTCGCTTCTTGACTTACAACTGCGTGGTCGAAGGCATCGCGATGACCATTGACGCCAACAACTGGCGTGTTTCGTACTTTACGTCGCTCGTTGACCCTTACACGATAACGATTTAGGGGAATCATGCCACTTTGTCCGCAAATCACGATTACACCAGTCACCGTCACCAGCTCCAATATGACGGTCACCTCGGTCATCGCCGGCAACGTGCCCGCCACCTACGAGCAGCTCTCTGAAGCTGATGCAGCAGCGCAGCAAGCACTCGCAGATGCAGCAGCAGCACAAGCCGACGCCGCAACTGCTATTGCAGACGCTGCAGCGGCTATCGCGGCGGCAAGCAGTGCCTATAGCACAGCTGTCGCAGCCAATACTGCGGCCAGCACAGCTCAAGCCACAGCAGACGGCAAAAACAAAGTTACTTACTCGACTTCTGCGCCGGGCAGCACAGCGAACTCTGTCGGCGACATCTGGTATCGGTATGGCACCACTGGGGCCAACGCAGGTCGCGTCATCGCTCAGTACAGCGGCGCAGGCGGCACAAGTTGGACTCAAACCACGATTTCGGGCTTGGTGGTTGCAAATCTAGACGCTGGCAGCATTACTGCTGGCACTCTCTCTGTGGGCATCGGTATCACCGGCCCGACCAATTCTTTTACTGTCGACGCCGTCACTGGCGTTTTGACCGCGACCGGCGTGGTTGTCACTGGCAATATCACCGCCACCACCGGCACTTTCACTGGCACAGTCATCGCAACGACTGGCTCTTTCACTGGCACCGTCACCGCCACCACCGGGTCATTCACCGGCTCGGTCTTCTCAGCCAACGGCACCATCGGCGGCTGGAACATCAACTCAACGTCTCTAAGCAAAACATCGGGCACCAAGACGATGACTCTTGATTCGAGCAACGCGATTCTTACGATTAGCGACTCCAGCAGCGGCATTCTTGCTGGCGGCGGCATCAACATCACTTCCGGCAGCACCACCGGTTCTTATGGTGCGGGTGGTTTTAGCTTCGGTGGAAACGTAGCCGTCAGCCTAAACAGCGGCAACCTATATCTGCAGGGCGGCGCAACAAGCCAAATCATTTTGTCGCCCGGTGCGGGCCTAGGCTCGACCACTTATTGGGTGCAAATCGAAGGTCACCTGAACTCTGCTGCCTACACTCTTTCAACCGGCACCTACGACACCTCAAGCACCGCTTCATCGACCGGCACTTACTTGTCGGCGACCGGCGCTATGATAGCAAGACGCGACAACCAGATTCCGATTTTTGCGCACAGGTACAACGCTACCACCTCACCAACTGAAATGATTCGTCTCAATCGCAACGGCGTTGACGCGGGCGGCATCACCACCACCTCGGGTGGCGTACCAGCTTTTAGAAACGCATCGGACTACAGACTCAAGAGCAACATTCAAGACTTTGCCGGTGCCGCAGAAATCATCAAAAACACTCGCTTGCGCTCGTTTGTGTTCAATGCAGACCCCGACAAGACTGAAATCGGTTTTATAGCGCACGAGCTTGCTGAGGTTCTACCAGATTTGGTAATGGGGCAGAAAGACGCAGTTGACGAAGAGGGCAACCCAGCCTACCAGTCAATAACTCCGACTAACCTGATACCATACTTGACAGGAGCTCTCAAAGATGTCATCTTGAGAGTCGAAGCACTAGAGGGGGGCAACTAATGGAGAATGAAGTCGATGTCGCAATCGTTCTGACCTCACTGCGTGAGCAGATCGGCGCGATGGCGCAAGAGAAGGCGATTCTTGTCGCTCGTATTGCGCGGCTCGAGGAACAACTAAAGAAAGAATAAAGGAATGACACCTGCTGACTGGGCCGGTTTGGCCGTATCTGTAACAACCTTGGTCGGAGTATTGGCGATGGCCGTAAAGCATCTAACCAAGCACTACCTGTCGGAATTGAAACCGAACGGCGGCTCAAGTCTCAAAGACAAAGTCGTGCACTTAGAAGAAAAAGTGGACCTTTTGACTGATCTCGTCAAAGAAGCATTGAGGAAATGAATGAAACCAGTGGTGAAAAAAGCGAGCCCTGCTGCCGTCGCTCTATTGCGACAGGCGACTGCTCTTGCTTCGAAACGTTTGAAGGCCAGCGATGGACTGTTGCCTTCTGTTGCGCACCAAAAAGCTAGCCCAAACAGCGACCACAACACGGGGCTTGCGGTTGACTTGACTCACGACCCAAGCAGCGGCATTGACTGCGCTGTCATCTTTGAGAAGTTGAAAGAGGACAAGCGAGTTGAATATCTCATCTTTGATTCAAAAATCTGGTCGCGTGCTAAAAGTAAGCTTGGCAATCGCCCTTACACTGGCAGCAATCCTCACAATAAGCACCTTCATGTTTCTGTCAGCGCTGATTCCGCTGATGATACTAGCCCTTGGTTTTGGTGGCTGAACCAGCCGACAGTTGTAAATCAACTCAAAGCGAAACTGCAACCGACACCAAAGAAAAAAACGGCAGTGGCACCGGCGTGCACCTGCTGCAAGCTCCACAACCCCTCACGAAAGGCCCTCTAATGGAACAACTAAAGCAGATCTCGCTCACTTGGTTCCGCGCTGCAGCTTCTGCTGCTATTGCGCTCTACCTCGCTGGCGAAACCAACTGGAAAACGCTCGGAGCAGCGGCACTCGCTGGATTCCTCGGGCCGGTTTTGAAGTGGCTTGACCCTTCAGCAACCGAGTTTGGACGCGGCGCCAACTAACACAACGAGACGCCCCCACCACTGGAAAGGTAAAACAGTGGTGGGGGCTAATCGCTATTTTTGAGTGTAAGACTCCAGCGCTTTGTTGATGACTTCAGAGACCGTCGTGTTGTCTTTCTTGGCCTTGGTCTTTGCAGCCTTCCACAGCTTGGACGGCACACGCACAGTACGAATTGGTGTTTGGTTACTCATTGAACTCCCCCGGCATGCATTCAAGTAGCGTGCCCCAGCAATAATGGTCGCCGACCCACCACAAGTGAGTCGAAATGTAATACAAGGCTATTATACCAGCTAAAATGGTAACGGCGCGAACGCGCTTGCCGCGTTTTGTCAGCTTCATCGTGTCTGCCTAACTACTGAGATCAGCATGGCGGCCCAAGTGTGAAAATCGCGTTCGCCGACTTCGTCTGCAGTGCGACACTCAGATGCCTGATGCAAGTGCCAGTCCATGAGCTTCTTGAGCTCTGCGTTCTGTTGAGTGCTGAGCTTCATTCTACCACCGTCCAACCTGCAGAATGCACTGCGTTGATAAAACGTGCGATGGCCTCTTTCTCAGGTATGCCATAGAACGTCGAGAACTCGAGCCACTCGTGGTGGCCGTTAGATACTACCGCCGACACCTGCCATGCGCCGGTGTTCGGCATTTGCTTGGTATTCATCGTGTCTCCAATTGCTTGTGGTGCTCCATGTGGTTATCGATAAGGCTCATTTGCCATTCGCTGCTGCGGTCGAATCGCTCGCCGCACTTGTAACAGACCCAGTGCCACTCGTCGCTTCGGTAGCTCATTAGAGGAGCGCCTTGATAGCGGCTACGAGCAAATCAACCGAGATGACGCCCTCAAATGTGACCCTGCTGGCAACGCCGCTGCGCTCAAACTTCATGACGGTAATAGAGCTGTCATCAGTGCAAACGCGAGCGCCCTCAACCAAGTGCCAAACGCCGTTGCGAGTGACGCGACCTCTCTGCAAGCTGTCCACCCAAAGGTCGTAGCCGCCAAATGCGTTTGGTGCAGTCTTGACTGCGTGTTGCCAGACTACGAGTTCAACTGCTTCGTCGATCTGTAGAGCTGTCTGTGTTGCGATCCCGTTCATTTTTACCTTCCCGTCCGGAGTCCGTCTCCGTCCATACAGAAATCATAGCACACCGTATTTACGGTGTCAATACAGCGTCACTCGGCGTGTCGTGACAGTCGCAACTGCACGGTCGGCGCCTACTCGGAAATGCGCCCATGTGGGCTACTTGAGTGCAACGCTTGTGGTCGCCCAAAGTGCAACGAGCTGACAAGAACGCCTTGAAATACTCGCGTGTCATTGACCTTCGTATACCCCCGTTGGCGTCACCACAAAGACAGCATCACAGTTAGTGCAACTGTACAAGATGACTGTCCGGAGTGGCGCTTCAATGAAGGTGTGCTGGCAGCTCACTCACTCACCGTGACGCGGTCATCAGTGCGGCATTCCTCGCACCAGTCCTCGGGGCTATTTGACCAAGCCCAAAGGCGGCGGCGGTTAGTGTCCTGCAAGATAAAGCCGTGAGATTCGCACATCAACAACCACTTGCCGCCACACTCGGGGTCTAAGCCCTCGAACTCGGTCAAGCTCAACGTGATGCGCTTACCAGCAACGATTCGAGTCTTCATTTGGTCCATAGCCCAAGCCTTCATCGCGCCCACGGTTATGCACCTGCCTTCTCGGCCTCAATAAGGCGCTTGGTGAGCTCGTCCTGATAAACGCGGTTGCGGCGTTCGTCGTAGTACGCCCACCACTTTGCTTGCTTGGCTTCGGTCTGCTTCTGAATGAGCTCGATGACTCGCCAGTAGCAAGCTTCGGACTTGTCCATTGTGCTAAATGACTCGTAGAGATCTGCGAACTCAGCGACCTTGATTACGTTGGTGATTCTGTGTGTCGTTGCCATTTTTACCTTCCCGTCCGGGGTCCGTCCCCGTCCATACAGAAAGTAAATCACACCGTATTTACGGTGTCAATACAGCACAACACGACACGCCGGTGGCTTGACCCTTCGCTTGGCTGTATAGTCAGTGTGTGTTACACTTCGCTCATGATAGACCGCTACACATCAAATGAGATGGCCGCGGTGTGGTCAGAACCTAACAAGTACGCCGTTTGGGCCCGAGTTGAATGCGAAGTCATGAAAGCTCAGGGCGCAAGGGGTACCGTCCCGAAAGACTTGTGGCGAGCGCTTGATGTCACGGTTCTACCAACACCCGAGCAAGTTCACACCGAGGAACTAATCCTCAAGCACGACGTTATGGCCTTCATTGAAGCATGGCGTCAGAACACCGACAACCGCGAAATCCACCGCTGGCTGCATTACGGCTTGACCAGCTCGGATATTGTGGAGACCGGTCAAGCGATTTTGCTCTCACAAGCCAACTGGCTAGTGCTAAATGCGGGCTACAACCTATTGGTTGCTCTCATCGACCACGCTTTTGAATACCGCGACACGATTCGACTTGGCAGGACACACGGTCAAGCCGCAGAGCCCACAACTTGGGGCTACCGAGTCGCCGATTTTGCTTTTGCTGTCAACCGGGGGCTTGAGCGCATCATCGTCACGACAGAGGGGGTGCAGACAGCTCATATTTCGGGGCCGCTGGGCAACTATGCCCACGTGTCTCGACCTGTTGAGCTAGACGTGGCGAAGGCGCTTGAACTCAATGCTCCCGACAGCGCAACCCAAGTGCTGATGCGCGATTCACTCGGCGCTTGGGCATATGCGATGGCGAGCCTTGTAAGTATATGTGATGCGGTCGCCCTTGAAATCCGTCACGGCCAGCGTCATGAAGTCAGGGAGCTGTTTGAAGGGAAGGCTCCCGGGCAACAAGGCTCGTCATCTATGCCCCACAAGGCGAACCCGATTACCTCAGAGAAAATCGCGGGACTGGCGCGGCTTGCTCGCTCGTACGTCATGCCCATAACTGAGGGCATCGCCTTGTGGCACGAGCGCGACATCAGCCACTCATCTGTCGAGCGCGTTGCTCTACCAGATCTGTGTGCTATCACCGAGCACGTGTTGCTTTGCACGACTGATCTCATTCGCAACTTGCAGGTGAACGTGGCGCAGATGCGCTACAACACCACCACACAGGGCTCGGCGACGATGCTCAACAAGTACATTCGCGAGGGCGCTACTCGCAAAGAGGCTTATGAGAGCGCGAAGTCAGGACAGCGTGAGACTTGTGCACCAGCTGGCACCGAGCACGTGTGGGACCAACTCGCTCTGCTCAAACTCGCTTTACTAGAGGCACGCACGATGGCCGGCGTGTCGGAACTGTAGTTGTCAGAAATCTGTGCTACACTAGTGGCCACCAACGGGGGAAGGAAACTCATGTACGAATGGAAACGAGCCAAGCGCTCAGAAACCAATAACCTCTTCACTTCATTATTGGAGAAGCAGGTTGATAAACGAGCAGACCACATTCAGAGTCTTGCCGTTGACCGCTTCGGAAGCTGGTACAGAATCCAGCTGCCGGCAGGAGTCGTGGCACTTATGGTGCGAAACGACAAAAACACGACGGTAGGCTACTACCACGTCGGTTCAGAAGCGGACCTCGAATACGAGAACAGGTCCCGAAATGCCGCAAAGAAATCAGCCTAGGCGCAACCGACCATGGCTATTGCACAACTTTTTCCAGCTGACGGTTTGGAGTCCTTGGTGACCAGTTCCCGCGTTCAACGGGGGTACCAAAGCCAGCGAATCGTCGCTGAATATTTTAGAAATAACGGGTGGCCCTATGCGCAACCAGCGGGTAGTGGCCGTTCCGGCACCGATGTCACTGGGGTAATAGGGGTTGACATCGAGGTGAAGGCTCGCCGCGGCATCAATGTCGCGATGGCTATGAAACAACTAAGGGACCGATATCAAGACGGGGTCTTGCCAGTGGCAATACTTCGCTTGGACGGTCAAGGGGAAGCCCACATAGCAGACTGGCCCGCTATCGTGCCACTGCATATCCTACTAGACCTATTGAAAGCCGCAGGTTATGACAAACCAAAGTTTGACTGATCTGCGCGAGAGGAGCGTTCATGCGCTCAAAGATAGCGACACCTTTAGTGGCAGCCATTGTTGCCGCGACGGTTGCACTTGCATTAGCACCGCAACCGGCAGTACCGGTGAGCTTCAAACCGAGGCCACCGCTTTCGCAAGTGAGTCCGAAGCTTATAGCCAAGGAGTTGCTTACACCCAAACAGTTTCGGTGCTTCGACAAGCTGATGCAGAAAGAAAGCAACTGGAACTCAAAGGCCAAGAACCCGTCCAGTACTGCCCGTGGCATCGGACAGCTCCTTGAGCCAACCTACCGCAACCTCGGAATGCGCCACTCCAAGCACGGAGTCACGCAAGTCGTCGCTGCGCTGGCCTATATTGGTCGCAAGTACGGTAGCTCCGGACCTTGCGGCGCTTGGAAACACTGGCAAAAACACAAGTGGTATTAGGGGGAACGATGAGCGCATTCGACGCTGACAAACCGAAAGTCGAGCTGCCATTAGACGTGGCGGCTTGGATAGAGCTCTACCGCAAGCTGCAAGGCGAGGCGAAAGCCATCGAGGAGCAGCTCGAGCAGGTCAAGGGCCGCATTCAAGAGTCTATGGGCGACAACGAGATCGGACTGCTCAACGGCCGAGTCGCTGTTCGCTGGACCAAGGTGAAGTCTTTCAGACTTGACGTGGCCAAGGCCAAAGAGATTCTCGACCCAAAGATTTACGCTTTCTTGTCTCGGGAGTCCGAGTCTCGCAGATTTACGCTAGCAGAGCCCGATGTCAATTCTTGACCCGATAGTGCCAAGGCCTGACTGGGGACGCCCCGGCCCAATTCCTGACGAGGAGATTTATGAGGACGATGACGAATGACCTACGCACAGCTATTCAGCGACGAGAAGTCCTATGCCAACGCGATTCTTGACGTCGTCACACGAGCAGGAATCTGGACACCCCGCGCCACCCAAACTGCCATTGGACCTTCTGAAATCGGTCACCCCTGCACTCGCCGAATCGCGTATAAGCTACTCGACTGGGAAAAGCCGAATGAAATGCAAGGCGGGTCGTGGAGTGCGCAGGTCGGAACAGCTATTCACGCTTACCTTGCTGAGGTTTTCGGAAAGAAAGAGGGCTACCTCGTCGAGCAGAGAGTCAATATCCGCGGGAACCTTAGCGGGACCGTGGACCTCTACGACGTCAAAAACGGTGTGGTTCTCGACTGGAAAACGACAGGTGCGTCTAAGTTGGCCACCTACCGCAAGGACGGAGCAGACCCTCAGCACGTCATTCAAGTCCATCTCTACGCTTATGGACTGGCTGCTCAGGGGGCCGACGTCAAGAAGGTTGCACTCGCTTACCTTCCGACAAGCGGTCAGCTGTCGGACGCTCACTTGGACATTCGGGACTACGACCCGCAAATCGCGCTCGACGCGTTCACACGGCTCGACACCATCACAAGCCTTTTGGCCACGGCTGATGTCGAAGCTAACCCGCAGCTTTGGAGTCAGATACCTGCTAAGACCTCGCGTCTTTGTTCTTGGTGTCCATACTTCAAACCTTTCAGTAAAGCTCTCGACGAAGGTTGCCCCGGTGAAACCGGTTGAGCCAACCATCAACGACATCGTCAAGATGATAGCCGAATCTGAAGGACCCAACACCAACACCAACACCAACAAGAAAGCAGGGGAAACAAATGAGTGACTTCGCAGCGCCGCTAACGGCGTCAGCAGGTCCCAAGGCAGCAGATCTCGCTGGTCAGCTCCTTATCATCACACCGCTCGACTACCGCAAGGACATCGACACCGTCAATGGTAAAGCTGATGCCATTTCTTGCGACGTGGTCAACTTAGATACGAATGAGCAGCATTCCGACGTGCTGTTCTTCAACATCGCAATCCGAAACGCTCTGAAGAATCTCATTGGGCAAAAAGTGCTCTGTCGGATTCAGCAGGGAGTCGCAAAGCCCGGCAAGACAGCCCCTTGGGTGCTCGCCGACGCTTCAACCGACGCGGCCGCCGTGGCGAAGGCCAAGGCTTACAAGGGCGCGTCCGGGGAACCAGCAGCCACCAAAATCGCAGGCACAGACGTGCCGCCGGAAGTGGCAGCTCTGTTAGCTCAACTTGGAGCTAAGCCTCTCTAGATTTCCTAGGGGGTAACCTTCCACCAACTAGGGAAGGCGCGGTGCGTACAGCGGAAGGGGAAGCCGCCGGGACGCAGTGGGTTCGAGGCCCTGCACCGCACGTGAGTTTCAAGAACGGGGGAGAAGTGTCGCTAGACGTCTTTACTGCAGCGCTTAGGTTCGCTGCGGCTGGTTGCTCTGTCGTGCCAGTCATGGCCGACGGCTCTAAACGCCCCGGCATTGGCACTTGGAAAGAGTACCAGCACAAGATGCCAACAGCAGCAGAACTGCAAGACTGGTTCAAGAGCGCTCGCGGCGTCGGACTGATAACGGGTCAGATCTCCGGCAATCTCGAGATGTTAGAGCTTGAAGGTCGGGCAGTCGCGGACGGAATGCACACCCAGCTGAAGGAAATGGCTGGCGAAGCTGGACTTTCTGAGCTTTGGGACAGGCTCACCAGCGGCTATTGCGAAATGACACCAAGCGGCGGTTTGCACTGGCTCTATCGCCTAGACGGAGAAGTGCCCGGCAACACCAAGCTCGCAAGACGCCCCGGCGCACACGACGGTGTTGATGTGCTTGCTGAGACCCGTGGTGAAGGTGGCTTCGTCGTTGTCGCCCCGTCAGGCGGCACCTGCCACCCCTCAGGTGGCTCTTGGTCTTTGATTTCGGGCTCGATAGAGACAATACCGCTTCTGACCTTAGACGAGCGCGAAAGCCTTCACTCCTTATTTAGATATTTCGACCAACTTCCAAAGGCCTCGGTGGTAGCTTCTGAGGTCACGGAGAGGCACCGGGACGCAAACTCGACCCTACCGGGCGACGATTACAACTCAAAGACGTCGTGGGACGAGCTTTTGCTGCCTCTCGGGTGGTCCAAGGTCTTCACCAAGGGACAGGCGACCGCATGGCGCCGCCCGGGCAAGACTGAGGGCATCTCTGCTACCACCAACTACGAGGGCAGCGACTTGCTGTTTGTCTTTAGCACCAGCACTATCTTTGAGGCTGAGCGTGGCTACAGCAAGTTCGCCGCTTACACCCTGATAGAACACGCCGGCGACTTCCACAAGGCAGCGTCGGCGCTAGCTGCGAAGGGCTTTGGCACCGGGTCTGCCAGCTCTTTGCAGCCTATCGATGTCACAGCACTTTTGGCAGCCCCCGAGCCCGAGCTTGCAGCACTGCCTACGACAGAGCCCGACACCAGCTGGCTACCAAGGCCAGTCGAGTTTGATGATGACGAGACCGATGTGTCTCCTAGTGTTCTCTACAGGACAGACGGACAGTGCCTACTGTATGCCGGCAAGGTCAATGCTATTTTTGGCGAGAGTGAATCTGGTAAGACTTGGGTAGCATTGGAAGCGGTGCGTCAACAGCTTGTGCAGGGTCAGAAGGTCTTCTACATAGACTTTGAAGACTCCAAGCGCGGCATTCGCGGACGTCTGAAGGCACTTGGTGTTCTCAAGGAACACTTTGAGCGCTTCAAGTACGCTAACCCTGACGGGCCCTATGACGCCGTCGGGCAACAGGCCCTTTTGTCCTCGATTCGCGATTTCCAGCCCGCTCTCATTGTCGTGGACGGTGTCAACGCCGCCATGAACTTGCTCGGTCTAGACCTTGAAAAGAACAAAGATGCCACTCAATTCAGTCAGGTCGTCTTGCGACCGCTTCGCTTGTGGGGTGCCGCGATTTTGACCATTGACCATGTCACCAAGAGCAAGGACAGCCGAGGTAACTACGCTATCGGCGCCCAAGCCAAACGTGCAGACATTGACGGTGTTGCCATCTCTGTCGATGTCTCGATGCCTTTCGGTCGTGGAAGCAACGGCAAGCTCAACTTGAAGGTCACCAAAGACAGGCCCGGTTTCGTTCGTGGCATCAGTCAAGAGGCATCTTACGTCGGCCACGTTGACCTCGTCTCGCAACCCGACAACCGCATTGAGATCTCCATTGTGGGTGGGCAGACTGGCTACTCACCTCATGAGTATCTGATGCGCCGGGTATCTGAGTTTATGCAAGACCATGGCGCAGAACTGTCCACAAACCAAATCGTGCAGGTCATTGACGGCGGCACCGACCAAATCAAGAAGGCGCTCGCCCAGCTCGAGGGCCAAGGCTTCTTGCAGCTCCGGACGCAGGGGCAGGGCCGCTACTACAGCCACCTCAAGCCTTATGTTCTTGGGGCTCCTAGGCCTTTTGAGCACTTGACCGACTTGACCGACCCTGACTTGACCGCCCGGTCAGGTTCCGCGGCAGGAGACGACCGGAACTTGACCGACTTCGCCCCCCCCTATAAGGGGGGGCGGTCGGTGAAGTCGGTCAGTAGTATCGACGGTGACACCGATGGAAGATAAAATGGCTATAGAGGATTTCTGTCCTAGATGTTTTGCTGCGGTTTGGAAAGCCCAAGTGTGCGGTTTTAGCGTGGTTGCAGACTGCACCCCGGTGGACATCAAGACAGAAGTGCTGTGCTTTTACGCAAAGCGCAGAACGTACGGAGTGTCGAGGTGGCGGCCGAGCTTCTACCTCGATCTCCGTTTTGGCAAGAAATACGAACGGCAGTTTGAGCTGGTGTTAGCCACTCACATCTGCTATTCTCCCCAGTCGGTTCAGGAGCACCCTGACTACTGGCCAGTACCACAAACAACACTAACTAGCTTCTAAAGGGGGCAAAAATGGCAGGACGTCTAATCGCAGTTGTCGGCGGCCAATATGGCAGCGAAGGCAAAGGCGCAGTCGCCGGGTATCTATCCTCAACATCTGAGGCACCATTCATGGGCATCAGAGTTGCAGGACCGAACGCCGGACACACAGTCTATGGGAAGGGGCCAAATGGCGAGGAGTCATACGCTTGGCGACTCCGCTCTATCCCCGTAAACGCAGTGACAGCACCGGAGTCAGACCTAGTCATCGCGGCTGGCTCTGAGATCGACCTTGAAGTGTTCAACCGCGAGCTGTCAGACCTTGACAAGGCGGGCTATGAAGCCAGCTCTCGCATCATCGTGGACGACCAAGCCACGATTCTCGAGCCGCACCACCACGACATCGAAGCCGACAACGCCATGCACGAGCGCCTAGGCTCAACCGGCAAAGGCATCGGTGCAAGCCGTGCTGACCGTATCATGCGCAAAGCAAGTCTATTCGGCGGTGGCGTTGACACCAGCAAAGTCATTCGTGACCACCTCAAAATGGGCGGCACCGCGCTCATCGAAGGCACACAGGGCTATGGTCTAGGTCTGCACGCTGGTCAGTATCCATTCTGCACCAGTCAAGACTGCCGTGCCGTTGACTTCTGTGCACAAGCCGGCATCTCACCGTGGGACAGAGCCATTGACGTGTTCGATGTATGGGTTACCGCCCGCACTTACCCAATTCGTGTTGCTGGCAACTCCGGCCCACTCGAGAACGAGACCAGCTGGGCAGCTCTAGGGCTAGAAGCAGAACGCACCACAGTGACTCAGAAGATTCGCCGTGTTGGCCACTTTGACTCGAAACTCGTCCGCGATGCCGTTATTGCAAACGGTGGCGCACCGACAGTGAAAATCGCACTCACCATGTTTGATTACATTTTTCCGGAGCTCAAAGACCAAACCCAGATCGACATTTTGTCTGACGAGCAGCTCAAGTACATCAAGGACATCGAAGTCGCGACAAACGCACAGGTGTTCTTGGTTGGCACCGGACCTAGCACGATGGCGTGGGTGAAATGAGCGAATTGACAACACAGCAGCTTGCCGCATGGTGGGAAGCTGAGACCAAAAAGGAAATCGAGTCTGTCATACCAAAGGCAGTCGAGTATGGCAGTGCAGATCTCAAAGTCATTGGCTACGCATTGAGTCAGATGATAGGCGAGCCCAAGGGCGTGACACCAGATGAGCTTGGCATCGCATTTTATGTGCTTGGCAAGGTGGCGCGTCTTGTTGGCGGTTACGCTGACGGGCGCCGCCCAAGCGACGACACGTGGCACGACATCGCCATTTACACCAAAATGGCGCAGTTTGCACGTGAGCACAACGGTTGGGGTGGTTTCAAGCCGTGATAGTCTATCTAGCCGGTCCTATCGATTTCAACACGGGCTCTGTTGTCAACGAGCACCGCAAGCAAATCAAGGACTACTTCAAGCGCACAGGCAAGGTTTGGGTCTATGACCCGTCCAAAGCATGGACTGGCGGGCCGACACCCGACCAGTTTGTACATTGGGGAAATCTGCAGATGCTCAATCAAGCCGATTTGTTGGTGGCCATTCTAGTGCGCAACACACTGACTGTGGGCACAGTGCTCGAGATTCAGCACGCAGTTGAGCGCGATATTCCAGTCATTGTGGTCGGCGATGTCTCAGACACAAGCATTTCACTTGCCGCACTTGATGTGCAAGTCTATGAATCAGTAGCCGAGTTTGACGATTTTTATATCTCTGAAATCGTTGACATGTCAGATTACCTTGAACCGTTTGAAAGGAGAGAATGTGAGTGCCTTGCTTTACACGCTGCTAACGACAACTGCAACTGCACCAAGTAAAGCCTACGCAGATGATGCGGGTTTTGATTTGTATTGCGACGCAGATCTCGTCATTGAGCCGTCGTCTTTTGTAGATGTCCCACTGGGTGTGGCTATCAAAGTGCCTGAGGGAACATGGGGCTTGCTCACAGCTCGCTCTAGTACCTTGCGCAAACACGGTCTAATGGTTGCACAAGGCGTCATTGACTGTGGCTACACAGGGCCGCTTTTTGCTGGCGTTTGGAACATGACCGACCAGCCAGTGCAAATAACACGAGGAATGAGACTCGTCCAGTATATCCTGATGCCCAATGCGTCACTCAATGTGGACGCAGTTGCGGTTGATGAACTCCCCAAAACTGAGCGTGGCGCCTCGGGATTTGGGAGCTCGGGTGTCTGACCTTATAGAAACCTGCCAAGAGCTGCGCGACTTGGCGCAGTGGTTTGACAAGCTAAGCCACGAGCTTAGCCCCGGCCGCACAGGCGAGCGCACGGCTAGGTCCGTGCCCGGTCCGCGCTTGCCTTTGCGTGTCGATGTGCTTGACACGATTATCGCGATTCAGAGTGATACAATAGTGTGGGAAGTTTTCATAAGAGGTTTGACCGACCAACCCGGCATACCGAATGGCGACACCGTTCGGTCGCTTTTTTGGGTGGCAGACGCTCTTGAAAAGTGGCCCGCTGATAATCGGCCCAAATGGCTTGAGTCGCTTATCGACACCGTTAGCGGAAGACACACACAGGTGAAAATCCTGCTGGGACTGGAGCAAAGGCCTTTGACGGCAAGACTAAAGTGTCCATATTGTACTCATTCGTTAGTCATCAAGCTGGACCAAGGGCTTTTGCTCTGCAGGAACCGAGGCTGTCGGTGTGCAGCTGAGGACTGCGCTTGTAGCACAGGGAAAGGACATTCGTGGAAAGAAACAGACTGGCCGCGACTTGGCCTTATGCTCGACACGCCGAGCGAGTTGTGATGCGTGAGCAGTTGCGCTTGTGGTATAATTCTCCTGTTGGGGTCGATTTGTATTTATGAGGCGGCCCAATGCTTAGAATCTCGTTGTCAATAGGCGCACTGCAAACCGAGCTTGAAACTGACGCCCCGCTTTCTTTTGATGCCATTGAGTCTGTAATGACTAGGGCCGTTCAGTCCACACTTCAAGCCTATATGGCGTTACCGCAAGAGGAAAGAATGCGGGTCATATACGACGTGTTTAGTGATGCCGATGACGATGAAGAAGATGACTAAGCCGTGTGTTGTGTGCGGTGTTTTAGTCAAGGATTCAGCACGTTGCGCAAAATGCGCTAAAGAATATAATAGGGGTAGATTATCTGCTGCCCAGCGTGGTTACGACGCCAAATGGCGCAAGCTGTCAAAGTGGCTTAGAGAAGCACAACCGTGGTGTAGTTGGTGCGGCACGACCGCAGATCTCACTGTGGACCACATAGTCCCCCTAGTACTGGGTGGTACTAACGAGTTAGATAACCTAAGAGTGCTTTGCCGCTCTTGCAACTCAGCACGCAAAAAGCTCAGCAGCTAAGCTGCGACCCCCCTACTGGCATTTTTCCACCCCCCCAAAAGCTTCAAAAATATACGCGGACAGAGACCCCGCTGCCCCGCTGCTCGCTGTACGTACGGGTTCGGGATATTAGTTATTCACAAGTTATTCACAAGGAGCAAGATGTCAGGCAAAGGACCGGCACCAAAGCCGGCTAGCGAGCGCCGTCGCCGCAACGCAGACCCAGTACCGACTGTGGTTGTGCAGGCTGATGGCGTACTTCGGGGGCCGG